ACAGGTGCAGCAGGATATGAAGGTAAATCTGGAGATATTCTACAACAAGCATTAGACGCTGAGAAGCTAGGTAATCTTGGTAGTGGTGAAACTGGTATGAGCGATAGGGAACTTCGCGCAGCAAATATGCAGAATGCATCTAATATGATGGAAGCAAAATATAAAAAAGAAGATGAAGATGCTATGGGTGCAACACATGCAAAAGGTATAACAGCCACCGTAGATTCTAATGCTGCGCGTGATGCGATGTTAAACATGCAAGGTATAGATGATAAAGATAGAGCTAATGATGTAAGATATAAACCAAAAGAGGAACAACGTGCTGAACAGAACGCTAAAGTGGCGGCTGGTGCAACACCAGCGGCGGCTGGTATGCGAGCAGGCCCAAAAGCATTTGGTGCTGCTATTGGTGGTGGACCTGAAGCTAATGCTGAGAACCCACCAGCTGTACCAGGGGCTGGCGCACCATCAGCAAAACCTGCTGCAACAGCACCAACTAAGATTGAACCAGAGGGAGACGAGTCTGCTGGTTATAAAGGCAAGTTAGGTCAAATCTTACAGACTAATATGAATGATTATAATGTTGTCAATAAGAGTGCGGGCGGAGATCAAAATGTCACACCAAACTTACCGTTATCAGCAGATAATCCATTACTAACGAGTAAATTTCGTAAACAGTATTTGCAGAACCACCAATAAAAAAGGGAGAGCCGAAGCTCTCCCAGGTTGCCGTAGGGTAAAAGGAATAAACTCCCTACGATTAATCATCATCCTCAGCAAGCTTTTCAAAGAACGACAAATCGTCATCATCTACAGCCTTAGCCTTAGGAGCTGGTGCCGACTTCCCTACTGCTGGTGCAGCCATTGAACGGGCAGTCGGACGGTCAAAAGGGATGTCATCCTCATTGCGATAAGATGCACCAGAAGCTGGCTCAGCAAGAACCTTCTCCAGCTTTGTCTTCAACTCATCGTAAGACTTGAAGTTAGACGGCGCAAGGAAAGCCTGAAGCGAATTAGCACCCTGCCATATTGCAGCCATATCTTCATCATTATCAGCAAGAGGAGTCTTGCCTTCAAACTCGGACTTATCATAGTTACGATAACCTTCGACCTTGCGGATCTTCAGCTTGAAGTTCGCACCATCCCACAACTCAAATGGGTTGACGGGCTTCTCGTCTTCAAACTGAGGATTCATAACCTCATTGATCTTATCCCAAATCTTCTTACCGTACTTGAAAAGAAAGACCTTGCCTTCGTTCTCAGGATGTGCAGGATCCTTGAGTACGACAATGTTTGAGATATAGTTGAGACGACGCTTGCGCTGACGAACAGTTTCCTTATCCTTATCGTTGCCAGAATTCCAAAGCTTGGAGTTCATCTCAGATACAGGATCTTGCTGACCGATGGTTGTCAAAGAGTTCTCAATATACCAACCACCTGGGCCCTGAAAGCCGTGATTCCAAACACGGACCCACGGAACTTCTTCACCAGCAGGAGCAGGAAGAAAGCGAATAACAGCAAAGCCATTACCCATCTTATCTACTTCAGGCTGCCAGAAACGCTCGTCCTTAGACGAACCAGTTTCCTTAGTTGATAGCTTATTGATTTCTTTGGTAAGACGCTCAAGTGAGGATTCGCGATTGCGCTTGAGGTTCATAAATGCTTCATTCATTTGTATATCTCCGTTGTATGTTGTTGTATAGATTTTTATTCACTCAATCATAATAACATGTTATTTATACACTATTCTGGTGCAAATGTCAAGACAAAAACACCTGACGCATAATCTTTTTAATGTTATCAGGATCAACTCTCACAAATGGCCTGTACTTCTTTAGTTGACGATACACCTCAGGCCATATGATGGTATCGCCAATTACCTTGTTCCATGCATCAAGCACATTGAAGGCAATATCAAAAGCAATCACGGTTTCCGCAGAGACCTTATTGCCCATATAGAGTTTGATTAGTTGTGGATGTTCGCCAGTTGTCTTCAATAGAGACTTTGGATCATCAACCTCATCAACGATTTTATTTAGTTCTTCCTTGAGCTGGTACGAGAAAGTTTCCATACGCTTCAACCAAGCAACATAAACTTTCTCCGACTCAGGTCCGGACATATCGCCGACCCATCGTACACCAGCAGACGAAACAAAGTTAGCGACAAAGAAATTGGTTAGTTCATCGTCGCTATATTTGCGCTCTATCTTCCGAAAGAGATATTGATCCTTGCGTTTTAGAAATGACGCTTCGGATATCTTTTTGATTTTGCCAGAGTATTTGATGAAGTCATAGTCGGATGTGAAGTGAAGCTTGAGGGCCTGATAGCGTTGGTATGCTGTCATGCCTTCCATATTTTCCAACCACGCTCTTCCATCTTACTGATACGCCATGGTGCAACCAGTTCCATAATGCCGCACTGATTAGACCGAATCTGTGTGTTCTTGATAACGTCAAACACCTCGCGTGTGATATAGAGTTTATCATTGTACGGTGTATATGATATGCAACAATGCTCCATATCTAAATGAGCAATGAGTTCCGCGCGTGTGGTGTATGATGTAGTAACGAACTGGAGCTTATTGTTCATATCGAATGCGGTAAATTCAATCTTATCATTGTTCATGTAGTCGGTACTACCAATCTTGAACAAACCAGGTTTACCTCTGCTCGCGTCATCAACATAATACCGAACATATTCTTTTGTCTTAGCATCATCAAGAATGAACACATCAATATCATGCGGCAGTTCTTTATTGAGAAACGACGCGAAGCAACCACCAGCGACAACTACCTTCTCATTATAACCAAGTTCTCTTGGCATAAACTTGAGATAGTTATTCTTTAGAACATACTTCATATTACGAATCTCGGCCTGTTCTGCATCGGTAAACAATGCATTGCGCGCCATCTGTTCGTGCTTATAGTCAATGCCAAGTGTATCATCAACATATCCTTGCCTTGTGACAGATCCATTTGGATTTGCCATCCATTGACCTAATGTAGGCAAAGTGGATCCTACAGCACTAGGATGACCAATACCACCAGAACCACCAGCACCTGTCGTTATTACAACGGTTCTATCGGATACCCATTGAGTGCTACCGACAACAGAACCATCGGCTGCATAATCATAGATGCCATCAGAATATGATATTGAAGGATTAGGCAATTGATTGGCCTTTGGGTTGAGAATTTCACGGAGTTTTGCTAACGGTAATACCATAACTTCGGAAATGCCTTCTAAGATAGTGCGATAGGGATCTTCCGAATCTTCAAGTTCATATCGAGTGATTTCTTTTGATTTATTGGTCACAGAATAGTTGATGGTAAAAGTATCATCAGCAAAATTTTGGTAGATATGGATATGAGGAATTTTTAGACCGTGTATCCACATTTGAATGTCGCGCATAGAGGAATAACTATTCTTATTCCCGTACATAATATTGGTAGTTATCATATCGGAAGCTTTGCTCCAGTGCGTTTGATTAGATTAGAACCTAGCGCCTCTGATTGAATAAGCTTTTTGATCTTTGGTCCGATGAGACGAGGCACGCTCTCGGGTTCAAGCCCGGACGCGGTACACACATCCAAGCAAGCGTCAATGTATGTCATACCTTTATTGAAGACACGATCTTCCACCATGCGAGCAAATGTTTCGCTTGTCATAATGCTCGCTGGTGTATCATTCATGCTTGCAATCATTCCTTCTTTTTCTTGGCCTTCCCTGCTGCTACTCCCGCCATCTCGATCTCCTCCAAAGAACGACCACATCCCGTGCATCTTCCATCATCTCCAAGTTTGCAAATTGAAACACAAGTTCCAAGGTCTTTAGGCACAATAGGTAAATCATTAGCATTTAGTTTACGCAATGATTCTGCTAGACCAGAGTTAGGAGCAACGGTTGTCGTCACAGAACCAAACATCATCGAATCAAATTGCGCTGATGGAGAAATGATAGATGACATCACTGGTCCAATGCCTACAGGATGAATTGTTTGCCCCTGCGGTAATGTCGCATAGCCTGCTTTATCATACTTAGGAATTACGCGCCCAGTATCATACTCAAAATCAATCGGTACTGGTATTGCTACGGGATTCTTTTTGATGGGCGGAATATTAGAAGCCATCGGACCGCCGGTGTTCTTGCGCTTGATATCTTCGCTAAGGAGTTCGGGCCAATAAAGCTCTAATGCGCTGCAAGCTTCAGTGCAAACAAAGAAGTGATATTCACCAGGCCGAACGCTAGTAAAGTCACCTGCTCGGAGAACAGTAACATCGGTAAGCTCGTAGTTATTCTTTCGTACATGGATTTCCAGTACTCCTGATTCGACATAGAATCCATTCCATTTATGTTCATGTAGGTGCTCCGAGCAGCGAAAACCTGCCTTTACGTTGATCTTATGTAGTTCAACCAATGCGTTCTGAATAATAACGCTGGTGTCACCCCAAACCTTACCTGTCACATTAGCCATGAGTAGAGCCATCCTCTTCTTCTTTAGTCAAGTCAAATGGGCCATGAAATACGACTTCGGTATCGGTAGCTTCCCAACCGTCGTTCTCAAGACCTTCGTGCCACTCTTCGTCAAATAATTCCTTGATACGCTCTTGCTCTTCCTCATCCATCTCGTCTGGAAAAGTCCAATCACATGCGACGCCATCATCAAAGCTGTGGTCCATAACGTCAAACTCTAGCGAATGGATGTCGATGCTATTATCATCTTCAAGGTCAACATCATATTCGTCTTTCAAATGCTGCTTGAAATCTATACCATCAGGAACATCGAACTTGGCATAACCCCAACGCCACCAAGTCTCGTATTCAATACAATACTCGCCCTTATTAAAGTATTCAGTTTCCTGAA